AATCTAAGAATAGATAAGTTGAGTCCTATCCATGCAATTCAAAAGTAAAGTAAAAGCTAAGTTATTCTCAATCGAAGCATTTTTAAATAAAGATGGAAATGTGGAGATGAATTACGAAGCAGTAAAACCAGAAGATCTAGAAAGAGAACTTAATTCAGGTCTGCCCATGTATACTGGCACAAGCCAAGTTGCATCGTTGCTTCGTTATTTAAGGAAGATGGGAGACGAAATAATGAACGGTACAAGAAACTACATCTAAGTGTGGTAATTTAGTAGTAGTTCTTCGCCTTCAGGTAT